GTTATACGACCGTTAGAGCTTGCCACGACGTAGGTAAGACGTATATCGCTTCTCGTACCGCTTTATGGTTCTTATATAGCCACCCTCAAAGTATCGTCGTTACTACCGCTCCTACAATGCGTCAAGTCGAAAACCTTTTATGGAGGGAGTTACGTTCCGCTCACGAAGCGAGTAATCAACCTTTAGGCGGAGAAGCTTTAAAGACTCGATTAGATATAGCTCCGGACTGGTACGCTATCGGAGCGTCTTCCGGCGACCCTGATAAGCTACAGGGCTTTCACGCCGCAAGTGGCGATATTCTAATTATTATCGACGAGGCGGCAGGTGTAGCCGAGCCAGCGTTCGAAGCTATCGAGGGTATGATGACCTCCGAAAAAGCTCGTATGCTAATGATAGGCAACCCGACGAGCGACTCCGGTAGCTTCCGAGAATCGCACCACTCTTGGGAGTATTCTAATAAAATCCATATCTCCGTATTCGATACGCCGAACTTCGTTAATAACGGTATTAAAACGGTCGAAGATCTACGAGAAGTTAACCTAGATAACGTCGAAATCGTTAGTCCTTGGCTCGTCGCTCCTCGTTGGGCGTTCGAGAAAATAGACTCTTGGGGTATAGATAGTCCGATGTTCCAAGCTCGTGTACTCGGTAACTTCCCGAGCGAATCTACTAATACGGTTATTCCGCTTAATTACCTAGAGCTAGCTTGCGAAAAAGAGCATAGAGATAAGCTTAAAGAAAAAGGCGGACCATTACGTCTAGGAGTCGACCCTGCTCGATTCGGTAACGACGAGACGGTTATTACTCCTCGCTACGGCGGTTATATACCGGAGCAAAAAATATCGTTTAAAGAGGGTACGACGGCGACCGCCGGACGAGTTCTACAGTATTCGAGTCCTCGACCGGTCTTTATCGGAATCGACGTAGACGGACTCGGAGGCGGTGTATACGATACTCTCTCCGACTCTAATATCGACGGTATAGCCGAAATCCATAACGACGCTAAGGCTTTACCGGACGCTACCGGACTTACGTTCGCTAACCTAGCTAGTCAATTATGGTGGAGAGCTAGAGAAATGTTTATCGCCGGAGAGTTAGCTATCCCGAAAGACGATAAACTAATAATGCAATTATCTACCCGAAAGTATAAGTTTACCGGTAGAGGTTTAACGATCGAATCTAAAGACGATTGGAAAGCTCGCTATAAAGGAAAATCTCCGGACAGAGCGGACTCACTTATTTACTCGTTAGCTGATATAATCAGTACAGAAAGCGAGGCGAAAGCCAGTACCGGCAAAGATGTAGCTTCTAGATTAAAAGAACGTATGAGAGAATAAAAAAAGGATTATACTATAGATATGAAGATAGGACCACTAAAAATCTCACTAGCCAAGCCTACACCGCCGGAAGTCGGCGTAGAAGTTGGTACATCGACCGTCGGACTAATGCCCTCGATATTCGGCGACGAGTTTATAGATACGAGTAAAGTTAAAGTAGCCGACTTTAAGAAAATGCTCGACACCGACGGTACGGTACAAGCCTTATTTAATACGATAGTAATGCCCTTACTCGGTTCTAATTGGTCTATCGAGCCGGACGACGATACTCCGGAAGCCGTAGCTCAAAGCGAGTGGGTAGAGGACAGGCTTCGCTTACCTCCGCATAAAGGCGGTATGTCTACGCCTATGGATTTAGTATTAGCTCAAGCTCTACGAGGAGTTATAGAGGGCTACGCCGGATTCGAGAAAGTCCTAGAAGTTAAAGACGGACGAGTCGTATTTAGAAAAGTAGCTTGGCGAGACCCGACTACTCTAGCTATGCGTACCGACGACCGAGGCGGATTTAACGGATTTAAACAAAGAGCTTTTATCGGAAGCGATTATCGAGAAGTTATTATCCCTCTAGAAAGGGCTTTTCTCTATACCTACGGAAAAGAGTTCCATAACTTAAAGGGTCGTTCGGCGTTTACCGCAGCGTACGTATCCTACGATAAGAAGCGACGACTACACTACTTTATGGAGCAACAGGCTCAATCCGACGCTCTTAAGACTAAGGTAGTTACCGGTAAAGAAAAGGCTTCTCAAGGCGAATTAGACGCTACGGTCGAAGCCGTCGACGAACTAGGCTTTAAAGCTACCGTCGGATTACCGTTCGGCTACGAATTAGCCGCACTTAATACAGGCTCGCAGTTCGACCTAATGCCTTACGTAGAACATCATAACGCCGAAATGGCTCGAAGCGTTCTAGCTATGTTTATTCTTCTAGGTACTGGTTCTAAGACCGGTAGCTATAGCTTAAGCCAAGACCAAAGCGACTTCTTTATTCAAGCTCTTAAAGCCGTTAGAACGTCTCTCTCGACTCATATTACGAGTTACTTAATCCCCGACCTATATAACTATAACTTCGAGAAACCTCTCTACGGTACGTTTAAGTTCGAAGATTTAACCGACTCTACTATCGAGCTATTAAAGCAAGTCTTTATTAAGCTAACCGAGAAAGATAAGTTACCGCAAGAAGTTATCGACGGCGTAGTACAAAAGGTAGCCGATAAGCTCGATATAGACGTAAACGTCCTCGATAAAGCTACTAAAGGCGAAGAAGACGATAATACGGACGAAGAAACCGACCCGATAGAAGTTCCTAATACCTCGAATAACTCTAAGATTAAGTTCGCTACCGACGGTTGGCGACGAGACTTAACTCCGGCGGAGAAGAAAGTTAACTTTACCGGTCTCGATAAGAAGCTTAATAGCCTCGAGTCCGAGTTCGAGCGTTCGGCTAAACCGCTTTACGACGAGCTAGCTAAAACGGCTATCGCTAAGTTAGATAAATTACTAGAGGATAAAGACTACGGTAAGATTACCGAGAAAACTCTATTCGACGAGAACGTAAAGAATCAGTATATCCGAGCGGTTAAAGAGTCCGGTCTCGAAGCGTACGTCTACGGTAAGAACGGAGCGAGCGACGAACTAGGAGTTAAAGCTCCGGCTACTCCGAAAGCCTCTAAAGACTTCTTTAGAGACCAAAGCGTAAGTATCGTAGAAAAGCAATACTCCGACTTAATCTTTAAGGTACAAGCCGAGGTAGCTAAAGCTCGACGTAAAGACCAACTCTCTAAGCTATCTATCGGAGCGGTTATCGCTACGGTATCGGCTCTATTTACCGACTTCTATAAGGAAGTTATCGGCTTAACGGCGGCAGCTATTGTAGCGACCGGCGTTAATAAAGGGCGTAAAGACGTATTCGAAGATAGCTCTAACGATATTAGCGAATACCAATACTCGGCTATTCTAGATACTAAGACTTGCCCGATATGCGACGACCTCGACGGAAGCGTCGTAGACGAAGCCGAATATAAGCGAACAGAGTTCGACCCTCCTATACATCATCATTGCCGTTGTATATGGGTAGCTATCCTAAAGGACGAATTAGACCAACCTACTATTACCGGTCTTCCGGATAAGCCAGGCGGAGTAGACGAGCCTAGTCTTACTCGTAAGCTCGAGGAGAGAGTCGAAGAACTAAGCGAAAAAGCGGTTAATCGAGCGGTAGATAAACTACTTAACGAGGAGTAGTATCTATGGCGAATAAACTAGAACAAATCGCTTTAAAAAAACAGAGAGAAGCGGAAGAAGCTCGAGAAGCCGAGATTAAGTCTCTAGCTAGCGTTATAGCTACGGAGACTATATCTCGTATTAAGAATCTATCCGCCGACGAGAAGAAGCCGTTAGAGGCTACTATCTCCGAACTCTCTAAGGGTCTAGCCGAAGCGGTCGCTCTAAGTAACGAGAAGCTAGGCGGAGAAGTCTCCGTCTCGTTCGCTAAGTTAGTCGATAACTTTAAGTCCGCTCTACCGGAGAAGTTCGATAACTCTACTAACGAAAAGCTATTCGCTAAGATAGCCGACGATATTCTAAAGTTCGATAACGCTATTAAAAGTCTCGAGCTTAATCCGACGATTAACCTTAAAGGTATTACGGCTACGGAATTAAAAGCCGAAGTCGACCGTTTAATCGAGAAACTTCCGAAAGACGCTAAGGATAGCGTTAAAATCGAGTACGAGAAAGCCGGAGCGACGAACTATATTAACGTCCGGCTAACCGACGGTATTAACTTCTATAAGGCTCTAGGCGGAGGAGGTGGCGGAGGCGGAGTAGCTCCTCTCGTAGAACTAACCGCTCCGACGGCTAAGTACGGTTATAACGGTAAATCCGAAACGGCTTCTTATCAGTACCTATTCTTCGAGGATAAAAACCTTAATTGGTATATTCTACGTAAGAACTTAACGACGAATATCGTAGACTATGTTAAAGGCGACGGCGGTTTTATGTCGGTATACGATAGCCCGACTACCGCTCCGTCTCCGGCTAACGGCGACTACGGTAGCTACGGAGAGATATTTTAATAATTATGGTAAAATCTAAGATAGGAGAATCTACTATGAGTAAAGAAGAAAAAGCGATACCGGTCGAGATAGAGGCAACCTTAACGCCTGTTGTAGATAAAACGGCAGTTACGGTAGGGCTTTTATACGAAAAGCTATGCCGAACTTATAATCTTAGCCTCGAGGAGATTCGAGAAGCTACGGTTACTATCGTAAACGGCGAAGTATCCGTTAAAGTAAAATAATCTAAAAAGGAGACTAAAGAAGATGAGTAAAGCTAATACTACCGAAAACGATACGCTAGACGCTATCCTACGAGCCGTAGACCCAGCGTGGCGTTCTAACGCTAGCCGTTATATCGCTCTTTATACCGCCGACCCAGGCGAAGCCGGTTCTGCCGTAACTAACGAAGCTACCTATACCGACTATGCTCGAGTAGCCGTAACCGCAGCTACCGGATTTTCGGCAGCGTCCGGAGGCTCTAGTTCTAATACCGGCTTAATACAGTTCCCACAATGCGGAGCGAGCGGTAATACTATTACTCACGTAGCTATCGTTACGACCGCTTCGGGAGTAGGACAGATACTTTACTCGGGAGCTTTAAACGCTTCTCTAGCCGTAGCTAACTTAATCCAACCTCAATTCTCAGCGAGTGCTCTTACGATAACGGAGGATTAGTCCTATGTATCACTGTGGGGAGTGCAAATTAAAAGTTATAGTTATAGGCGAAAAAGTTATTAAAGCCTGTAAGTGCGACGCTCCGGTTATCGCCGAGCTAGTCGCTACAATGGCAGGAAAAGGCGGAGTTACTAATTAAATGGCAGGATTCGCTAACGTAAAAGAAGTAGTAGACGCAGAGTTAAGCGGTGCGTCTAGATTCTCTACGTGGCGTAAATCTCCGTCTCAAGTTACGACGACTCGTATATGGTTCGATTTATCTATGAGCCCAGGAAACCCAGTACCTAAGTATTGGTTCGACGCTCCTCCGCTTATAGCTAAAGCCGTAGCACAGTCTACGGACGGCGGTCTCTTTCACGGCGGAAGCGTATCTCCTTTAAAGAAGTATCTTAGAGAAACTACTCAGATAGCTATCGTAGCGACGGCTCTACCTATGCCAATGATATTGTGCGACTACCTAATTTACTATCCGTCTATAGACGACTCTACCCTCGACCCTCAAGTAATGGATAATACCGTTACGCTTCCTAGATATAGCGACGGAGAGGGCGTACAAATGATAGCCCTAAGCGTCGCCGGACGTACCGGAGGACAGACGTTTAGCGTTACTTATACTAATAGCGAGGGAGTAGCCGGACGAGTTACTCCGAACGTACCGCAGAACTCCGCTCCGTCTATCGGTTCTATTATTACTTCCAACGGTGCCGCAGTTAATACAGCTGGACCATTTATTACGCTACAACAGGGAGATACCGGCGTACGGTCTATCGAAAGTGTTACTATGAACGGGGCAGATGTAGGACTATTTACTATAGTTCTCGTAAAACCTATAGCACAGACGCAGATTAGAGGTATAGACGCTCCGGTAGAGAAAGATTATCTATTACAGACCGGTACTCTACCCGAGATAAAAGACGACGCTTATCTATCGTGGATAGTCTTACCGCAAGGAAGTTTAGCCGCAACGACGATTCACGGTATAATTAAGGTAATATGGAATTAAAAGGAGAATAAATAAATGAGCGGATTCACTAGCGTAGACGATTTAGTAAACGAAATGACGGTTAACGGTAAGTTCCACCGTACGGACTGGAATAAAAACACGTTCTCGACGACGACTCAAACCGCCGGTATGTGGTATTGTCTTCTAAGAGGTGCCGGTAATCCGTCCGCCGATACTATTCTCGGTACTGGTACTAACTTAGCTTTCCAAGCTCTAACCGATACTACTTCCGGAGCTAACGGATTAAGACACGGCGGAGACGTATCTCCGGATACGAAGCATATCCTTAACGCCTCGGCTTTTTCGGCGGCACCTACGACTATGCCAGCCGTTCTAATGCTCGTCGACTTACTAGGCTTTTATCCTATTACTTCCGTTACGACGACCGGCGACCAAGCTCTAAATAATACGGTTACTCTACCTCGTTATACGACCGGAGAGGGAGTACAAGCTTTCCTAACTCCTAGTACGGTAATGGGTGCCGGTACTCCGAATATTCGCTTAACCTATACAGACTCCGACGCTAACGCCGGTAATCTTACTCCGGATACTCTACCGGCAGGACTTACCGCCGCACCTGTAACCTCTATTCCTTATAGCGGTACTGGAGCCGGTAAATATGGTCCGTTTATTCCGCTCGCTAACGGCGATAAAGGTATCCGGAGCGTACAACAGTTTAACCTTTCGGCTACTTATACCTCGGGAGTTCTAAACCTCGTACTTTGTAAGCCACTTCTAACCTTGCCAATGACTACTATCGGCGTAGCTTCCGAGCGAGATTTATTAAATCAAGTTCCGAGTTTACCTCAAGTTCAAGACGGAGCTTGCCTAGCGTGGTTAATGTACGCCGGTGCCGCAACTCCGGTTAACTCCGCCTTTTACGGACACTTAGACTTTATATGGGGTTAAAATATGTTACTAGGAAACTACTCCGTATTAAATAAAAACCCAGGGCGAGCTTTCGCCGGTTCTACCGTATCCGACTCTAGGGCTCAGTCCGGAATGTCCGGAGCGGTTCGAGGTAGGTTTTACGGAGACGCTTCGGTAGACGGAGAGACCGACCGTAACTCTACTCCTAACGGCTATAGACCGCCTTATTCTTGGGTATTATCTCCGAAGACCGGAGGGCTATCGTCTTACGGTTCTTTAGCCGGAGACGGAGATATTAGCTTCTCTAATTTAGCCGGAGGATTAAACGCCGAAGCTACGTTAGCCGGTTCGGGAGTTATATTCGACGCAGCGTTAGGGCTTATCGCTTCCGCCGTAGCTACTCTATCCGGTATCGGAGGAATCTCCGGCGATATAGTAGGTAAGCTAGAAGCGACCGCCGACTTAGCCGGTAGCGGAGACCTTACCGGAGCGTTAGGAGCGTTAGCCGATTGTGTCGCTACTCTAATAGGTACTGGTACTCTATCGTCCGATATAACCGCTAAGGCTAATTTATCCGCCGATATTACGCCGTTTACCGAACTTAGTCCGGAAGCTTTAGCCGCAGCCGTATGGAACGCTGTAGCTACTATCTTTAATACCGCCGGTACTATGGGCGAAAAACTTAACGACTCCGGTTCGGCTTCTAACCCTTGGGCTACCGACTTAGGCGGAAAGACCGCCGGAGACCGTCTAAAGGACGCAGACGACCAAAGCTTCCTATCTAGTGTTACTTAAAACTAAATATGCTATCATAAAACTATGGAGAAAAAATATGCCTAAGAAAACTAAATACGGTAATATTCTACAGTTCGCTACAGAGGATACTCAAAAGGCGACTTTTAAAGGTTCTATATATAGAAAGCAAGTAGCTAAGTTCGGACAGTGGGTTAATCCGGATTATCCTTGGTTTTCTGACGACCCGAATATGACTCTAGACGAGGCTTGGGGCGAGACGATCGTAAAGAACTTTAACGACGACGCTCTCGGTTCTCCTGTGCCAGTACCGCTTAATCACACCGACGACGTTCGAGTTAATACCGGTTTAGTAGACTCGCTAGAAGTAGTAGCCGGAGACGGTCTCTACGCTAATCTTAAAATTATCGACGAAGATACCCAAGAAAAGCTAGATAAAGGTCTTATATTCGACGTATCTATTAGCTTTATGTGGGATTTTATTCGACAGGATAACGGTAAGCACTACGGAGCGACTCTACTTCACGTAGCGTTAGTAAATACTCCTTACCTTATCGGTATGACTGCTTTCGAAAAAGTCGGCGAAGCTTTAAGTAGGCTAAGTAAATCATTTAAACCGGTAGGATTATCGCTCGCTTCCGAGGGTGCTATAATGCTATCAAGAACGAAAGTAAAGGAGTTATCTAACGTGGAAGAATCAACTATCAAAAACGACAAAGAGTTCGACGTAACCGTTACCTATAAGGACGGAGACGAAGACGTATCAGTAGTAGTTAAAGCCGGAGAAGAAGTAACCGTTCCTACGGAAGTAGCCGAAGAAGTTACTACTCAAATCGCCGACGCTGTAGCTCCTGCCGAAGACGAAGACTCTAACTCGGACGACGAGAACAAAGGCGACGATGCTAATAGCGACGACGACTCTAGCGAAAACGCCGACGACAAAAAAGAAGACGAGGAAGACGAAGACGAAGAAGCCGATAAAGATAAGGCTCTCGCTAAAGCTACTCTTAAGAACGCTCAATACGCTATTAAAGAGCGATATAATATTCTTCTATCCGCCGGTAAGGTTATTCCAGCTCAAGAAACTAAGATTCTAGCTCTAGCTAAATTAGGGCAAGGCGTACAACTTTCTACCGAAAGCGGTAAAAAGATTGACTTAGCTACCGTAGTTCTTGATATACTCGAAGCAGGAAACGTAAAGTTTTCTACCGAGGAAAACGGTTCAGATAAGGAAGATGAGAATCAGGACGACGATTCTAATCAGAACAGCGACGAAAATAAGAAGCCGTCCGAAACACTTTCAGAAGCAGAACTAGCAGGATTTAAAGCTGTTGGAGCTGACCCCGCAAAAATGGACGAGCTAGCGGAGAAAGACCCAGTCTTTCGAGAGGCTCTCAAATCATTAAGCATTAAGTATCAAAAGAAAGGTACAAAGTAATGGCAGATATTACAGAACGCAAAGCTAGTACAGACCGTCAAGACGGCGAAGTACTATCGTTCCTCCAAGGTGCTGAAAGCATTTTCGAGGGGGCTTTAGTCGCTATTAACGCCGCAGGTTACGCAGTTAACGCCGGAGACGACGCTAACGCTGTAATCGTAGGTGTAGCCGACGAAAGCGTAGACAACTCAGCCGGAGCGGCAGGAGATAAGTCTATAAAGGTACGCCGAAGTGGTGTCTTTACGTTCGTAGCCGGTTTTAGTGCCGCACAAGCAGACGTAAATACTCTTTGCTACGCTACAGATAACCAAACTGTAGACCTAGCCGCAACAACTACTAACGACGTTCTAGTCGGTCGTATTGTTGAAGTTCTATCATCAAGTAAAGTTCGTGTCGATATTCGAGACCGAGCGTAATAGGGTAAGAAAGGTAATATACTAATATGGAATCTATTTTAGCAAAAGGCTTGCTTACCAACTTCTTCGAGGGTTATAACTCGGTAGAAACGCACTGGCAAGAAGTCGCAACAAAAGTACCAAGTACAGCACGTAGCGAAAACTACGCTTGGATTGGTAGTATCCCACGTCTTCGTAAAATGAAAGGCGAAAGAATCCCTAAAAAGCTTCTTGAGCACACTTATACGATTACTAACGAGGAGTACGAAGCTTCTATCGAAGTTAATCACGCAGATATTAAAGACGACCAAACCGGACAGTACGGTATCCAAGCTAAGAGTATCGGCGAATCAGCTAAGGCTTTCCCCGACGAATTAGTCTTCGAAACTTTGCTTCCAGGCGGATTTACTAGTCTTTGTTACGACGGACAGTACTTCTTCGATACGGACCACCCTATCGGCGAAACTGGCTCTACTCAAAGTAACAAGCTAACGGTAGCTCTAGACGCTACTAACTTCCAAACAGCTAGGACAATGCTTCGTAAAATGAAAGATGACTTCGGTCGTCCTACAATGAATCGTAATATGGACCTACTTATCGTAGTTCCTGCCGATTTAGAAGCTACTGCCGAAACTATTTTCGAAGCTCTAGTTAACTCTAGCGGTGCTACTAACACTCTTAAGGGCAAGGCTCGAATCTTAGTAGCCGACTGGTTAAGCGATACCAATAACTGGTACTTGCTTAACGTAGCCGGTATCATTAAGCCATTCGTAGTTCAAGAAAGGGAGTTTATTCCTTTCGAAGCTCTCGAAGAAGGTAGCGAAAGCAACTTTATGCGTAAGAAGAATTACTACGGTACTTACTGGAGAGGTAACGCAGGTTACGGTCTCTATCAAAAGGCTGTAGGTTCTCTAGTAGCCTAAAGTTAGTGTTACGGAGGGGGCGACTCCTCCGTAAATACTTAAATAATCTAATAAGATAAAGGAAGACCAAACTTATGGCTAAGACTAAGAAATACGAAATTAAGCTACTCGCTTCTAATCAGAGCGGAGCTAAACGAACTTATTACCGAGGCGGAGTACAGTTTACCGTTCTCGAGCCTCAAGTTCTCGAATTGACTAACGAGGAAGTAAAGGTATTTAAAGATGACGCAAGACTCACAGTTAAGGGTGTCTCGGATAAGAGCGAATCAGACTCGAGCGAGACGACTAGCGACAGCGAAAGCGACGCACCAACCACCGAAACCGAAACTACCGAAGAAGACTCTAGTACAGAGGATTCGGATAGCGAAGATTCTTCTAGCGACGAAGCGGAAGAAGTTAGCGACGACGCTACGGAAGCTACAGAAGTAGAGAGCCGTATCGACGTTCTCCTAGCCGAGAGCCGAGAGACTCTAAACGCTATGGCCGTAGATCTAGGTATCGAAAACCCCGACCGTAAAGAGTGGAATAAACCAGAAGTAGCACAGGCTATAGTCGAAGCCGAGGCTAGCAATAGCGAAAGCGAAGCTACTTCTTAATTAAAACGAAATTGGAGTAGCTAGTATGGCAACCGTTAGCGATAAAGATTATTCTTCTTACCAAGATATACGAGAGGAATCAGGGCATTACCACCTCGTTAAGTTCGAGGAATTAACCGGACTCGCTAACGGCTCTAATACTGTCTATTACGCTAAGAATACTTTTATAGTCGATCGTAACTATAACGACGTTATCGACGTAGCTTCCGTATCCGGCGACGTTATCGTCTATGTAAACGACGTAGCG